TTAGATGATTATTATCGTGATCCAATGAGGTTAGGACATAAGTACGTCTGGTATAAACCACATGAATCAGAAGAACATAGGTCTACTACGTTGTCTGAATATATCACTGAGTTTATTGGTGACTATATGAACTATGTATCTATTGATTGGTATAACAATGAAGGTGGTCATGGTGATGTAATCTATCAAGATGGTGAACTCATTATTGATTGCGAAACTTACTATCGAGAATCTGAATGTCATAGATTTAAGGAGATAGACAATGGCTAATTGTTATCATCATGCGCTATCATCAGTCCAGAAATGGGGCGGAATCCCAGAGGATTACCAACCCATTCATGATTGGTTTGATGATAGTAAGAAACATATAGCTACTGTAAAACATAGGGCTTTGCGACATCACACTGAGGGTTGCTTTATGTGTGAACAAGTGTTCGGCACTACGATAACCAATAGTGATGGACGTAAAGTTCCTGTAAGATTAATAGCTGAGCGACATATAACTGAAGATTGTGGTTACATTCCAAAGGTATCTGACTGGCTGGATTCAATACAGATCCAATCATGGATGCGAAAGGGCTACCTCAAATAGCTTATATGTAGTACAATAATAGAACAAACAATAGTGGAGAGAGAAAATGACACCAAGTTATAAACTAACGCAACAGTTGATGTTGTTTTGTGAGGATAAACTTCGCAACAAGATCAGTGAGTTGCCACCTAAATATAAAAATACTTCTGTCCCATTCGAAGCAAGGTGTGACATATCGTATGACACCGGGTATCGTGATGGTCTCATGACTATATACAAAGTCATTGAGAATATGGATGTACATATTACAAGTGAGTTAGATGAAATGGCAGAGAGGATGAATCAAAAATAATCAGAGCCGAGAGGCAGGAGTGGAAAACTATGTGGAAAAAAGTTGCTGGTAAATCTAGCACATACTCATCTCATGTATATATCAATCATGATATAACATTAGTACTAGCTAAAGTACCTAGACACCATGATGGATCGACTGGTCATTACTGGCAAGTCACTGTAAATGGTAGTGCTTTCTTTGGTGACAATGAACCTATTGGTAGACATGAACTCAAAGAACGTGCCAAACAAATAGCACACAAAAAATTAATCGAGATAGTTACTGACCAGATATGGAAAGAACTAGATAAATTAACAAACAAAAAGGAGTAATGATGACAAACTTTAAATCATTTCATCGCGCAAACCCTAAAGTATTTGGATACTTCTGTCAGTTTGCAGATGAAGTAAGACAAGTGTATCAACACTATGGTGTTGCTGCGGTATGGGAACGTGTAAGATGGCATTGTGATATTGATACCACTGGCGATCAAATCAAATGCAATAACAATTACAAAGCTTATTACGCGCGGATGTATATGACATACAGAACATGTCCCGGTTTCTTTCAAACACGTGACAGTCTAGCTGATACATACAACTTTGCTGATGATATACGATACTGGAAAGGTACACATGGCAAGAACTAAAATACCAAATGACTGGGTGCCAAGCCCAGACACTGTAAATAATCTCAGGTCTGATTATCCTGAGTCTACTATTGAGGATATACAATATGAGCATAAACAATTCAGACGATGGTTCCGAGCTTCTGGAAAAGTATATGCAGATTGGGACGCTCGTTTCGAGTTCTGGTGTGCAGAAAACTTTGACAAACGTAGGAGATCCAAACCATCAAGCCACGTTGCAACGTCTACCAAGGATGTTTCAGACAGAAAGTCACGTCTTGTTAGAGTTGCGAAAGGAGGAGATTCTAAATCAAATGGAAACATCCTCAACATTTCAAACAAGAAAAGGGATTGATGTAGCTGGGTTGGATATATTAACTGTTGCTAATAAACTAATGCAACCATGTACACGTATGGATGTAGCTGAGGGACTAGAAGTTATTGCTTCTACATTCCAGATACAAGTACCTAATGAAATAGGTATTGAAGTATATCTGACTGAGCTTACTAAATATCCTATGTTCGTACTGCAAAAATGTGTGCAAGATATACTAGTTGAATATAAATATCCACGTTTACCATTGCCCAAAGAATTTGTTGATAGGTGCAAACCTGACTACGAAGAACATAGAGACTGGCTTATCTCTATTACCAATGCATTTATAAAGCTACAACGCTTTATTAAATCAGGTGCAAAGATACAACCAAGCAAGTATTTGGTAGATTATATAGCTAAAAAGTAGTACAATTATAGAACAACATGGAGATAGCAACATGAATATAAAAGACCGTAAAGGTTATATAGGTGGATCAGATGCTGGCAGAATAATCAATGGTGATTGGTTAGCATTATGGCAAGAAAAAACAGGTCGTGCTGAACCTGAAGATTTATCTAGAAAACTAGCAGTACAAATAGGCATAGCAACAGAGAAAGTTAATCTAGAATTCTTACAATATGAATTAGATTGTGGAATACAACATGAATACAATGTATTACAAGAAGAATTTATGGCATCTCATTGTGATGGAATCATAACAGATGGAGACCATGCTGGTATTCTTATAGAAGCAAAGCATACTTACGAACAAAATAATTTTGAAAAAGTAGCAGAGTATTATTACCCACAACTACAACACTACATGATGCATAGCAAAACAGATTATATATATCTGTCTGTCATATTTGGTAATAGCAGACATGAGCATGCAGTTATAGATGTAGATCCAGAGTATCAACGTAAGCTATATAAACTAGAGAAAGCTTTCTGGATGTTTGTTGAAACAAATACTGAACCTAAAGGTTTTGAATCTGAGTTACCAGATCCACCAAAGAACATACCTCTCAATGGTATGACTGTAAAGGATATGGATACTGATGTCGAATGGATTGCTTTAGCTGATACATATAACAAGTGTAAACCAATAGCTAAAGCATTTGATAATTGCAAGAAAACAATTAGAGGACTTGTTCCAGATGATTGTCGTAAGGCAGAGGGTGCGGGTATCGTTGTTACTCGCAATAAACGTAACATACTAACCATAAAGGAGACCAATAATGGAGAGTAATTATAGTGATAGTCTAGTTAATGAGTTTAAAACTACATACAAACTAGAAGCTACAGACTTTTGGCAACTCAAACGAGGCGGTAAAAGTCAGTGGATAATAAAGCATAACGCTTTAGAAAAAGTCGCTGCACAAGATAACATTACATGGACACTAGAAGTATTAAACTATAGTCCAGATGTTGTTGTTAAATGTATAGCGCAGTCAGGTGATAGAGTCATTGAATCATTAGGTGAAAGCACAGGCAAGAATACTGTCAGTCAATTCCCATATGCTATGGCAGAGAAAAGAGCAGTCGATAGATGTATCTTGAAACTACTCAATGCTCATGCATACATATATTCTGATTCAGAATCTGTAGACTTCAAAGAACCAACAGGCAACAGAGTGAAATCTGATGCACATAACAAACTAAATAAAATAGCGGAGGCACAATTAAATGACCAAAATAACCAACATTGATAAAACACCTAATGACTATGTCAAAGAAGAACAAGAAAATCGTTTGGCTAAAGATCCTGACCATCAGGAATATACATTCATAAATCCTGTAACAGATAAAGAAGAATCTTTGTCAAGGTTTCTAGTCAGAAGTAGATTAGCACAGTGGACACACTATATAGCTGATGAGTTAGTACGATTAAATGCAGTGCATGAAAGGTGCATGAAAATTAATGCAGCTATAGATGAACAAGTAGCTAAAGAAAAGGAGGAAAAGAAAAATGCCTAACTCACTATGTGAGATTAGACTTATCGGTAGACTAGGTAAAGATGCTGAGCTAAAAGATTTACGTAATGGTAACTCTATGCTTGTCTTCTCCCTAGCTACTGATACTTATGATCCAAGCACAAAACAAACTGCACCTATGTGGCACAACTGTGCCATGTTCCCTAATAGTTATTCAGAGAACCCTATGTCTAGGATAGATGCAGTCATGCCATATCTAACCAAAGGTAAACAAGTACACGTATCTGGTACATTTAACTACTGGGAAAAAGAAGATGGCAACAGAGTACCTAGTGTAAAAATAAATGATGTTATCTTTCTAGGCAAACGTGATGAAGAATCATCAAGCAAAGAAAGTGTAGATCCATTCAAAGCCAAGCCATCTGGTGATGATGTTCCATTCTAAAATGACACATTTACAATTGGCAGTACTTAGTCATATTGAAAACTATCTGGACACGCATGGTGTTAGTCCAACCTATCAGGAAATTACTGATGAGGTTGGGCTAAGCAGTAAATCCCACGCACATAAGATAGTAAAAAAATTATATGTATTAGGATACGTAGACATGAAACCAAATATGCAAAGGAATATTACCTTAGTTAGCCAAGATGGTAAGCAAGAAAGATAGAAGATTATCTATAGTAATCAAAAACAAAAGACAAGCTTTGTATCAAAGGATGGCTGAAACTGGATGCATTGCTTGTCGAGACTCAGGAGAGAAACAGACTACACCTACTGAGATACATCACTTAAGGCAGGGTATGGGTATGTCTCAAAGAAATGTAAAGTGTATACCTTTATGTGTTGACCATCATCGTGGTAACAAGGGTTATCATGGTATGGGTAGACGTAGCTTTGAAGCTAAGTATGGTACTGAAGAGTATCTGTTATCTACATGGGAAGAAATGTATGAATCTATCGACTGGGAAGAATACTACTAACAGTGATAGCAGTCCTGTTAGTAGCTTATCTTAGTGGATTATCAGAGCGTGCTTTAATTTCATTAATCTTTGCATTGATTACTGCTATCTCAGCTTTATTAATTGCTATATCTTGTTCTAATGGTTTAATGTTTGGAGCAGAACGTGACTCTAATACTTCTACTCTTTGAATCAATTGTCCTTGATAAACAAACAACCCACCTATAGTTATAACTAAACCAATAATACCTGCTATTGTTTTAATATCCACGTATTCTTCTCAAGTGTTCTTCAGTTCTTATCCTTTCGGAAACCGCTTCAGATATTCTAGTCTGAGACTGAGCCACAATGTCGACAGGAATACCCTGCATGTCACTGTATATCTGACGATTATCCGTATAGTCTTGAAGTATATACTCGTCAATGTTGATGTTAACCATTCTTTCATTGTTATCATTATACTGTTTATTAGAGTATGCCTCAAGTACAGTATTGTTTTGCATTACCTTTGCTACTACTAACTGTACATTTACTAATTGTTTATCAATTGATTGTGTTGTTTGTTCTACTTGTCTTTGTATATCTGCTATCGAAACATCTGGAACATTTTCTCTAACATTACTTTCAACAACGACTTCTTCTGTAGATCCAATGTCCCTATCGGTCTCGGTGTTAGATTCTCTTGGTTCTTCTGTTGCAATTGTTTCTGTTTCGCTTGAGCTTGTTCTCGTATCTCTTTCGCTTCCTTGTTCAACGTTAGCGTTTCGTTCGACAGGTTGATTTTGTTCTGGCTCACTTGCGATTTCCTCTGTGCTTTCAGATCCTTCAACTCTTGTCTCGTTGTTTTGGGTTTGCTCAACTTCAACTCTTTCTTCTGGGACTTCGACTTCTGTTGAGATTTCCTCGATTGTCTCCTGATTACCATATGTTACCTCCATTGGTATTTCTTCAAACATTTCTATAGGAATGATAGGCATCTCTTCAAATGTTTCTATCATAGCTATAGGACTTATCTCTATTAATTCTTCAGGCACTGCTAATGTAAATACATTAACAACACCAGCATTGATTTCTTCTACTGCTACTTCTTCTATATATATCTCACTAAACATTTCAATAACTAATTCAGGTTCTTCAAAGGGTATAAATTCTTCTACTATAAATTCTTCATATATAAATAATTCTTCTGGACTAACTACAGTTAGCACTTCTTCTATCTGTTCAAATGCTGTAGCTATAATTTGTGTTTCGACTAAGCTCAATACTGTTGGATCATACGTCATTGTAACTGATATATTATCTACATTAGCACCACCAAGACTAGCAGGACTATTGCTATCAGCACCACTAATATAAATGTTTCCAATATTACTGCCAATCCCTGTATACGTAAGACTGTCTGTAAAATCTTTGCCATTAATTCCTGTAACATTATATCTCTCCTGTGTAGTTGTAGCTAAGACATTGCTATTCTCGTCACGTATCTGTAATCTAATTGTAAAGCTGTCAGCTGGTCCACTACCACCCCAACATCCTTGCACTCCACACTCACCATTTTGTACTTCTACTGTAGAGTTGAGAGTAATACCATTGTTGAGCATTGGTTGAGTAATAGTATCTGAGTATAGATTGAAGTCTTGTTCGATAGATCCGCTGTCTCCAAACTCTAGGTCATGTCCACCCGGACAGCAATCTCCAATTCGTTGTGCATCACCAGATGTAGTCCACCCTGTAGTCCCATTATCAAACGTGCCGTTCGTAATAAGATTACCTGTTACATCAGCATATGCTGTGCTTATCATCAACAGCAATACTGTACTAATTTTTTTCATTTATCATTCCAGAGGGTATAGGTTTGCCGTTCCATTCATCAGCTTCAGGTTGATAAAACCCACCAATCTCTGTCCATCTAGCTTTAGCTTTCTCACCAATCAACCCATCAATTGGGCATGGCGTTCCTGCATCCCACATTGATTGCCAGACGTTTTTGTCTTGGCACATCAAAGAAATTGCGGCAACTTTCATACCAAGTTTTGCTAGTACCGAAGTAGCTTTCCTACGCTCACACTCATCATCTCTCATATAGCTACCAAATGAGCCTGAGAAACCGATTACGGTTACTCCTGCTGCGAGTGGTATAACACAGCTGTCTTGTCCATAAACGCTCATACTGGGCGCTGAGGAGCCATTGACTGCTGTCTCTTGATTTGTGCTGTTATTAGTTGTATTAGATGTAGTAGAGTTTGAGCTGGATCCTGACTGATATGTAGTGCTAGATTCGTACCCACCCGTAATAGCAGTATTACTTCCTGCATTATTCGACTGAGTATTAGTAGTAGCCCCACTTGATGTGACATCACCTAATGCATTATCAATACTTAACAATGCAATAAATATTGCAAGTACAATTAATGCTCCTTTTATGTGCGACACTTCCATTTTCTTAATGCCAACGCTTTACGTGTTGGTCTTCCTTTGCTATCTTTCATTGGTCCTTTCATACCAGACATTCTGGCACAAAAACTTTTACGTCTAGCCGCAGCTTTAGATCCTTTCTTTGCTTTGCCTGTTACAGGTGCTTTGAGATTAGCTCCCTCTTTACGTTTGAAGTAGGCTCTACCTGCTGCATTAAGACCTCCACTTGGATTTTGATATCTCTTAGCTACCATTATGTCCTCGCGTAACTTGGTCTACCTTTTGTAGTATTGTTTTTAGAACGCTTTCTTCTAACAGCAGCTGCTCTTTGTCCGGGTGACATGCTCCTTGCTTTAGCAAGTGGTACACATTTTGGGTATGCACGCCCATCTCCTTTTTTTCTACCACATGGTTGAAACTTACCATCTTTTTTTGGCGCTCCTATATCTACCCATTTTTCTTTTACCCATGCTCTAAGACCTTTTCTTGCCATTACTTCTTCTTCTTACCACCGGGCTTGATTCGACCAGAGCAAACACCAGATGCATACATGTTTGCGTATGCAGATGGATACTTCTTGAACTTTCTTTTAGCTGCCGCTTTACCTTTTGCACATAACTTTGCCATATTATCTCCTTACTAATGAGCCACCAAAATACAATCCTATTATGGAACTTACCACATGGGTGTCTAATGGTGTAATTACTAATCCTGTCATTGGTTTCCATTGCGTCATGTCTACGTCTGATGCAAATATCCACCAACCCTCTTGTACTGTTTCTGTGTACCCTACATAAATAGGCATTGAGGGATCTATAAATGGTGCTAACTTTGGTATAACAAGTATAGATACTACAGCTATCAAAGCTATGTAACGTCTAGTATTTTTTGTAAATTGGTCTGTGACATTTCTTGCTTTGTCTACTTGCTTTGCTGCAAACTCAGCTCGTTGCATAAACATCTTTTGTTTTTCTGCTTCAGCTTGTGATTTCTGAGCCATGATAGATAGGACACCACCTAGTACTGTACTAGCTAACATGCTTAATAATTCCATAGGTATCATGAGTTGTAGAAATAGCCTCCTACTATTGCAGCTATACCACCTAGCCATGCTATAAATGTAATAGCACCCTTGCCTTTGTTTATAGCTTCTTCAAGTTTAGTGATCCTCTCTTCCAGAGATTCTAGCTTATCTAGTATTTGTGAATTAGTTACTGTTCTCATTTAGGATACTTATCCTTTACTGCTTTGATTGTAGCTTTCCAACCATCTACACCATTGTGATAAATGTCATCTAGTTGTGATTCAATACTTGGATATTCTTCTTTTCTTTTATCTTGATATTCTGTTTCTGCTAATTTAGCAGTTACCGTTGATTCATTAATTGAAACTACGTTTCCATCTTTGTCGTAACATTTTTCATCTGCACCATCTCCACGAATAGTTACGACTGTATCGTGTGTTAAATATATAGCATTGTGTCTTAACATTATCCTGCAAACTCCATAACTGTAAGTTGAACATATACTGAACCTTGATTAAAATATGCAGTACTCGCACTGTGTGATGTTTTAAAATATGGCACGAAAATTAATTGACTTGTTGTATTAGCATCGTAAAAAGATAAAGTAGATTGCATAAATTTACCCTCTCCATTTGTTCCATTTTGTCTAAGCAAACCTCTTGGATTTGAATCTATTACTACATCTGCGGTAGCACCGCCAACACTAACATAGTGATTGATATGTATTTCAGTTGAATCATTATTTGGAAATGTATTACCACCTGAAGTCATGACTAAAAATTTAGAATTAACTGTTTGTGGGGTAATCGTAGCAGTAAGCCCTGATGAAACATAGCTCGTTGATGTAGTAGAAATAGTAGAGTTACTTTGTTCTGATACAACATTTAACAATGTGCCTGTCGTAACAGAAGTTATTATGTTTCCAGATTCAGCAGGAATTGTGAGAGTGTTAGTTCCAGCTGCTGCTGGTACATCAACTGTTACTTGTCCTGAACTTGATCCTTTAATTACTAATGCCATTTATTATTCTCCGGGTTTTGTTGGGAATGTTACATCCGTTGGAAAACCAGATTGTGCTGGTATATCTCTTAATGCTTGTCTGTATGTTTTCCAATCAGCATCATTACTTAAAGTAATATCTTTTGTTTGTGTCCAATCTGATTGTTCTAAGAGTTGATCTCTCTGGATTCTAATAGCGGCTGCTTTTTCGTCATTAGTTGAAAAGTCTTTGTATACAAACTTATTATCAACATAAGCAGTAGCTCCATCTTCTAAAGCTTTTTGCCATACTTCATCTGTTACTTCTACATTGGGTGTAGGTATGTTGTCTCCATGTACATCTTTTGTGTACCAACCTAATAATTTTTCTCCATCTAAATGTGCATATTTCATACTATCTACCTGTCGCTACATAAACGACACCTTGTGTTGAACCTGATACATTGTGTGCGCCAAACCCTGATGTCGACATACTTCCGTCAGGAAAAGCACTATGCCATGAACCACTAGTTTGTACTGTCCAGCTTGATGCAAATGAAAATAAAGCATTAGGAAATGTAATTGGAAAAATTATACTTCTTATACCACCATTTGCTAAACTACCTTGCCTAGCCCACTGAATTATTAATCCATTACTTAATGTTATATATCCATTACTATTAGCATTATAAGCACTAGCAGTTAATCCAGCAGAAATACCAGTTAGTGCTGAACCATCAATTGCTGGTAATGTACCAGTTATATTGGCTGCTGCTAAGTTAGTTAATGCTGAAGCATTTAGAGCCGGTAAGTTACCACTTAATTTAGATGATGTAACAGCAGTAATCTTAGCATCTGTTACTGCACTATCAGCTATATCAGCTGTAGTAATACTATCATCTGGTAATCCACCAGCAGATACGCCTGTTATTGTTCCTGATCCATTTATTACTATTGCCATTATTCACTCTCCAATGCTGTTATTCTAGCCTCTAATTCTTGTATAGTTTTGACCAATAGAGGTACAAGTTTACTTTGGTCTACAGATTGATAATCTGGCACTGTTTCAGATCCTGTAACATCGCCACTATCATTGAATGTATCTTGTGTTTTTGTGCCATCTTTTGTACCCATTACTGCCTCTGGCACAATACTCGAAACTTCATGTGCTAAAAACCCATCTAACAATGTATTACTGCTATCTGATATCCAGTTAAACCTGCAAGGTTTGAGTTGTTTTAATCTTGCTGTAGCATCAAAACTATAACTTACATTTTCTTTTAATCTATAATCTGATGATGTATTAAAGTTTGTTGCACTTGATGTCCATCGAATACTTCCAACTTCGCTACCTGCAACATTATAAAAATTTATACCAAAACCGCCATCTGATGTACCATTTTGAAATGATGCAACGTGTTCGCTACCACTCCTGCTTTTTACATGAAGTGGACCACCTGATGAGTTTATATTAACTGATGTTCCAAGCATGAGGTCTTGGTTTTCATCTATTCTTGCAGCCTCTGTCCCACCAGTATTAAAAGTCATTCTATCAGTAGTTGCTCTGCCAATGTGAACATCGTCAGCAGCATTGATACAAAATTCTTTTCCTGCATCTAATATTATGTCTTGTTTGCCAACAATAGATGATGATGTAACTTGTTGTACTGTTGTGCCATTAGACTGTATGTCTACTGTGCCACTTGTATCTGATTCTAGCTTTAATCCGTCTGATGTATCTGCATTAATTTTAACTGTCATAATATAATTAACCTCTCTCCGGATGGGACTGTTACTGCGACTCCAGAATTAATTGTAAGTGGACCAACACACATAGCTGATTTGCCAGTAGATAAAGTATAGTTAGTTGTAACCACTCTTTCGTTTTCAACAAACACTTCGTCCCCACCAGCACCAGTAGCTCCCGCTGCTATGTTTGAACTTCCACCTAAAGCAACCGTACTACCATTTAAAGTAATAGACGAGTTTGCCAGTTTATCATTTGCAATTGAACCTGCTAATTTATCGTTTGCGATAGAACCTGCTAATTGAGCATTAGTGATTGTACCTGTCAATGATGATGTTGCAATATTTGAAAGCGTATTACTAGATCCACTAATTGTTTTATTTGTTAGTGTTTGCGTGGCTATTGTTCCAACAATCTCTTGATTAGCCCCAGCTGGTAATGTTAATTCGTTTGTTACTGATGCACTATGTGGTTGTGATTTTACTATTTGTCCATGTGAATTAGATTCACAATTAAACTGTATAGCACCCGGATAACTGTTACCTTTTACAGTTACATGACCTGTACCATTAGGTGCTAACTCTAAATCTGCATTAGAGGTAGTAACAATATCTTGACCATTCATGTCCAGATTGCCACCTAGTTGAGGTGTTGTATCTTGTGCTAGACTTGTAATACCTCCAGCAGTAATTGCTGTCCATGATGAACCATCATAATATTTCAATACATTGTTTGTTGAATTATAAAATAAATCTCCCTCGTCTAGTGAACTTGTTGGATCACTCGAACCTATGCGATATTGACTAGCAAAATTATTAACATCAGCAATGCTACCAGCTACTGTGTTTACATTAGCTTTTATTGCTTCTAGAGCATTTAAATCACTTACAAAATCAGTTGTTGCTAACTGATTTAAATCTGATACAAAATCAGATGTTGCTAATAAATTAAGGTCAGTAACTATATCAGAAGTTGCTAATGTATTAACATCAGATATAAAGTCTGCTGTAACTAATGCCATATCAGTTACAAAATCAGAAGTAACTAATGATATATCAGTTGCAAAGTCAGATGTAATTAATGAGGCTTTACCAGCTACAGTTGTTACATTTGAAGATATTCCAGCTACGGCTGTAACATCAGATGATATTCCTGCAACAGTATTTACATTTGATATAACTCCAGCAACAGTATTTATGTTACTTGAATTACTAGCAACAGATGTAACATTGCTAGCGATACCAGATACAGTGGTGACATCACTGGCTATACCAGCAATTGTTGTTACATCTGTGGCAGCGATTGTTGTTTGAACATCGCCATCACTATCAAATGTAAGCACCTTAGATGCTCTGGTAGCTTTTGCCGGTAATGTTACTGTCGCTGCAATAGAATCTGTATCTAATAATTTAACTGATCTATCTGACTGTTGGTCAATATCAGCTAATTTTGCATATATTTTGTCTAAATCTGTGTTAAGTGAGGTTATATCAAACGATCCAGATACTGGAAAGTCTGTTGTTCTTTCTATTGTAATATCTCTAACAATAGTAATAATGTCCCCAGCAGTAGCTCCACTACCACCCAGAGTAACAGTACCCCCAGCCCCAAACTCATAAGCACTATCGCTAGCACTAGCTGTTCCTGAAATGCTGTACTTGTTAGCAGCACTCGGAGTTGCTTCATAAGTGAGTAAAGTTGTTCCATTGAATACTTTTATATCTCCTGTGCTAAAAAACTCAAATGGGATAGTAAAAGCAGTCTGGCTACCAGACGCAGTATACGATACTCTTGGTGTGTTTTTTGCACTAGCTATAGTCATATGTCAACAATACCCTCATTTTTTAATCCTATCAATAGTCTATGGTGCTATTATATACATTTTTAAATGCCCTGTCCCAGACTAACCAATTTTGTAATGGCAACATTCTTCTTATAGAATCTCTTTGTTCTCTTGGTGAACCGCTATCAAATGCTTGAAATACATCTAAAACATTAAATGGTGCTGCACCTAAAAATGGTCTAAATATGTCGTGCGCTTCTGGTTCTCCGTATGGATCTTCCATATCAAACAATGGTCTTATGCCCATATCACCACCAGTTACAGTTTCTAATATATGATTTAAATCACCATATACTGCAAGGACACCTGACTTTTCTACTGCTGCTAACCATTTTTCATCTTTATTTTTTCTATACCAAAATGCTGGATCTTTAAGAAAGTCACCCCACATAGCAAACATAACCATTGCAGTAGCACCTTGTACTAAATGAAAGTCTCGTCCTGCTGAACCTGACATAAGTAATTTTCTATTAGCAGATATCATCCATGAAAAAAATTGAAATGGTAGAGCCATAAATGCATTACCAAATTTAGCACCACCATATTTAGTTCGTGTAAATCCAAGCATCCTACCAACATCATTATCAAATAATTTAGCAGTATCTTCATCATTAATTCTAACCTTTCCATACATCATATTAAGTTTATCGTTAGGTGATGGTGTAATAATTGTTCTTTCAATATCAGCTTTTATTGCTTGTCTGTATTTTTGTAATGCAGAACGACCAGCACCTGTTTTACCCCATGCTTGTGCGTTAGGTAAATAAATACCATCTGTAAATTCCCATGGCATTTTAGCAATAGTATCTGCTGTTTTTTTATCTATACCATAACTTGCTAATCTTTTTATATCTTGTTTGTTTAATGTACCATTTGATAGTTTTATAGAGTCTTCAATAAATCTATGTTGTGACACATACCCTGTAAATCTCTTCATCATTACAGTCCATGGAGTTAAGCCATTCATCCAAAACCATGGACCTTGTGAATTATTTACAGGAGCTATTAAATACTTATCTAACATTCCGCCTTTTCTTGGTGATGTACCAAACGAACCAAGATACCTATCCATAGCACCGCCTTGTACTGTAAGTTCTGCTGCTGGATTTAAGTATGGTGCTTGTTTGAACATTTCTTCATAGAGTTCTCTATTAGTAAAAAATGGTCTTAAGAAATGATCCCACATTCTAGACATGCCATGTGTCATAAATGGTCTACCTATATCAGCTTGAGCTGTGTATACGACACGTCCCATGCTTGTAAGTGATGTCCAGTTTCTCATAAACCCTGCTATTCTTTTATTTGTTGATGTTGGATCATCAGTGTTAAATGTGCCATATAATTTATCTTTAGCATCTTCAAAATGATTTATAATTTTTGTAGCTTTAGTATTAGTAGCAGAACTTTTTACTGTTTGTAATGTTAAATCTAAATCTAATCTGTTCAAAAAATCTTCCATATGTCTGTCACCAAATCTTCTGGTAATTTCTATAGCGTAACTCATACGTGATTTATACATTTTCATTATGTCTGTAACATCTTTAATTATAAAATCTTCTAATAATTCAGATGGTATATCTAAACTTCTTTGCATTAGTGGTCTTGTACCTGCTACGAATTGATTCTTTTTGTTTCTGCCCATAGCTAGTATTCCATCAGAATCCATATGAGCAGAATCATTTAATATAGTTTCATAGGTTTCTTCTACTCTTTCTTCTATTGTTCCTTTAACACCCGGTCTTGGATTATTGGTATACCAATCTGTTAATATTTGTTTAAATCTTTTTGGATTATCTAGTAATGCTTCTCTATTAAAATATCTAGTTACATAGTTTTTATTCATAGAAAATGGTTGATTAAATTTTGTTTCTATTTCGTTTTGTTGTGTTTCTAAACGTTTTAATCTATCTTCAATACGTACTTTTATATTACCTAGACGTTTAGTTTGATATGGATTTTTTGCACGTTTTAATTCTGTATTTATAATAGCTACTAATTCTTGTTGTAATTCTACTTTGTTAGCTATGTTTTGTTTTGTAGCAAATATTCCAACATCATTTGCCTCATCTGCATATTCTTTAAAAAACTTACGTACAGCATCTATACCTTTTTTTACTGCTTCATGTGTGTTTGGATCGTTATATATTTTATCATTTGTATCTACAACACCATTATATATATACCTATTGAAGTCTTCATATGAGTTTCTAATAGTAGATGGCATTTGTTCTTTCTTACCAAATAATTTTTTCTTGTATACATTAGCTGTATCTTTTGCTCTTATTGCTCTAGCTGATAAATTACCACCAGACAACATAGTAGATTCTGTTGATCCTGTTCTATACTCTACAAACGCTGCATTAATTTCATTCAATGCTTCATGTAGTCCCGCTTCCCATCTAGTTGTTGTTTCTAAATGTGCTGACTGTGGCATTGCTACATCATCACTTCTTGTCTGTACACCAAAGTCACCTATTAATTCAAATATTTTTCTACCTACGTATGCTGATAATTGTGGGCTATCTTTTGGTAATGCTTGTACAACACCACCTGTGTCAGTGTATTTATCTAGAAAATTTAATACTTCTTTATTTATTGCTAAGTCTCCTGTATCTGTTGTAAAGTCTGCATTTATTTTTTTTAATGTATCTTCATGTATTTTTTCATTTAGTCGTGTTTCATAATCTACTCTAGTTTCACCTTTGTTTTTTTGTATATATCTGTTTCTATATATTTCTTTTTTTACTAAATATGCTATGTAATCATTTTCATTCTTCATTAATGTTGCAATATTAAAAGGCACTGAGTTTTGTCTTAAGGTTCCATTTTTATCTAAATGTGAATTTTCTCTAAATTTTTTTGTTAGAAAAGCAGTATCAACAGTTACTGTAGTTGTACCATCTACATCTTTATATTTTATTGGTTGATACGCATTATCTTTTCTATATGACTGTATACTTGTTGCTCTTCTTTCTGTTCTACTTCTACCTTGTTGTCTTGTTGTTGTATTAGTAATGTATTGTTGATATGTAATTATATCTCCATTCTTATCTACAAATGTATTAGTAGGTGCTACATCAAATTTTATATCTGGTTCTTCTGCATAAAACTTTTTAGTAAATGGCTTAGTCCAATCTATACCTGTTTCTGTATTATGAAATGCAGAGTAATAATTTTCTCCTAATTTTTTAGGATTAATTTTATATCTTGATTCTGCATCTAATCCACGTGTGCCAGACTTTCCTAGTATTCCAGAAAACAATCCACCAAAAAAGAAACCTCCACCAATATACATTGCTGACTCAAAATCTGTTGACGTTGGATCATAATTTCTTCTTATAGGTTCTGTTGCTGCAATCAAACCTGCTGATGCACTACCACCTACTGTTACTCGTTTCATCAATGACATACCTTTTACAAATGGTATTGGTATAAAATTTATAGGATCGACTACGTTTGCTAACAAACCCGGAAGTATATCTCTACCGCCCATGTCTAGTCTTTCTCTTCTTAATTGATTTCTTCTTATTCTTTCTTTAACAAAGTCTGCTTCTTCTTGGTTTTTTACATCTAGAAATTCATTAGCGTATCTTTCAAACCCTGCTATATATTCTGGATCAAATGCATTAAATGATGGATCTCTTTTTTTACTATAAACTCCTCTATTAGTAACTTCATTCTCAATCATCTGTCCCATCCATGTCATCCAAAACTCATCATTAGCTTTGTCTAAGAATGTTCTATTCGACATATTTCCTACATATGTAGACTTTTTATAACTTGGTATATATTCAGCCATTACAATCTATCCTTAATATCTTGTATTTGTTCATGGTCCATTTTTAACAAACCAGCACTAGGTGTAGATAACATTTGTTCACTACCATCTGGGCTAACTAATACAATTACAAAATCAACACCTCTACCAGTTCTAATAGATTCAAACCTAATATTATCTGCAATGTTTTCAGGTCGTACTATATTAGAATTTGGATATTCTTTTTGTAATTCATCGAAGTGATTTTTTACTATCTGTTCTGCAAAAGGCACAAGATACTCTACACTATCATTAATACCATGATGTGCTTCTGGTGCATCGTACATAAATACACCTTGTCTATCTATAGCATCTGCATTGTATATAAAATCAGGAACATATTGTAATGGGTTTATAATATCGCCTAGTGTAAAAGAGTCTTCTACATTACCCTCTTTTCTAAATCTTACACCTCTTGTACTAAATGCATATTCTCCACTACCTAACATTTTATTAACTTCAGTGTTTATAACGTCATCTAACATATCGTCATCTAACTCTGCGCCTGCATTATTTATTCTTCTAACAATTGCTCTTCTTACTCTACCTGTAACTACACTTCCATAATACACATCGTCTAATGTATTACGTACTTGTTCTGTTTGATTAGCTACAATTACATCTAAACGTTCAGATATTTTTCTGTCAAATTTATCTAATGAGCCATATTTTTCTTTTACATCTGCTAAGTATCTTTCTGTAAGTTTTTCTCTAGATACTAATTCTTTTGCTGTTTTTATATTATTTATGTATCTAAGTATTTCTGTAGACTGTACTGTGCCATCTGGACCACTAGGTTGAGCCATACCTAATACATGGATTTTATCTTCATCAGATTCTGTAAATCCCATTTTGCTTAATTGAACTCCTGAACCTTTTAACTCTTTTATAAACATAATATTTCTATATATTAATTCTGGATCCTCACTGTTTATAGCAGTAGATATATCATTTCTTAAATTCTCAGGTACAAGTCCTTGATTAAATAATAACGTTCTAAATCCATTATCAGCTAAAGGGTTATCATTTTGTGCTACATAGTCTTCATCTTGAGGAATATCTGTTAAGTATTGTTGATATACATCTTTGAGTAAACCGGGTGTTTCAAATAACATTTTAGCTACATCCTTTGGTGATTGACCAGATGATGTTCCAAATCTTTCTATAGTATTAGTTTCTATTGCTTTATTTATAAAAGCTTTATTACGTATTACTTTTTGGTACTGTTCATTTGCACCATTAACTGTTGTTAATCTGTTTTTAATTTGGTTAATTGCTTTGTTATCTATATCATTTAACAATGTTATATCTAATTTTTTATTATTAGATAAAGTTACTGACTTGCCTGATTTCTCTAAAAATACATTTGCTATTAATGTGCTATCTGCAAGTTTATCTGTGTCATCATTAGCATGAGGTACAATATGTGGCTCAAGTATTTTATATAACTTTTCCATGTCTTGTATAATTTTGGTGGTTTGTTCTATTTTTTTCTTATTAAAAGTTTCTGATCCAGAAGAATTATTTTGTCTGGTTATGTAATCATTTATTGCTTCTTTTGTAGATTGACCATTTATTAACAATTCATGTGTATAATTATATGCTTTTGATTGTGCATTTGTCGTATAGGTGTTTAATTCAGTTAGCTGTCTTTCATTATAATTGTTTTGTACTATCCTGCCTCTTTGTATTATTAATCTTTCATCTGATAGTTTTAATACGTTTGCTACGTTTGGTGATATGCTTTCATAAAAATCACCTAATGCACCTCTAACGCCTTGTTCAAATACCATTTGTTCTGCGCCATCCATTATGGCTCTAGATTCTTCTTTTAATATTATGTCAGATGAAACAGTTTCTAATTCGCTTATATATCTCTTAGCAACTTTTTCTTGAAATACATCAAATGTAGCTGTATCTGAATACTGAGATAACTCAGGTGGAAATTCATAAGGAATAGGTACTTCTTTTTCATATTCTGTTTGTGTACCATTTGGATTATTGATAGTAAATTTTCTATTCTCTGTAGTAAATTGATAGGTATCTGCTGCTAATGACGCTTTTATCTTTCCAGTTTGTACTGCTGATGAATACGCATTTTTTGCAACACTATCTGCAAGACTTTCAAACAGGTTTGCTTCTTGTCTTTTTGAATCAATACGTGCAGTAGATGGGCTTACTACTCCTATTGCTCCTGCATATTTATTTGTTCTTTCGTCTTTGAGTGCCATTTTATTTTAATAGTTTGGTCGCTGCGGTTTCTCTAAATGTTTTAAAGTTATCTGATATACCTTTCAATGTTGCATTTAATGGTGCGCGTTTACCACGTTTAGTTAGTTGTTTAGCTTCTTCACCAAATGTTTGTGCTGACCTTTCTTGTGCAAGTACTTGGTCTATTCCTGTCATACGTATTGCATTTTGGTCAAGCATATATGTTTCTCTATTTTTTCTAAGTAATGCATTAGCTGATGGACTTTGTGATGTGTAACCATATTTAGCCATCAATGCTCTGGAACTACTTAGGTCACTTATGTATTTTTTTCTGCGTTCTAATTCTTCTGATCTATATTTTAGTCTTTCTCTATCAGCATTATCTCTAGCTTGTTGTTGTTGTAATCTTGCGTTTTGTGCTGCTTGTAAGTCTGCTTCACCTGATTGACGACCTTGCATTGCACTTAAACCTATACTAGCTATTGGACTAGATAGTACACCAGTCACTGCTTGACTTGCTTTAAATATACTACTACTTGAATTAATAAATGTAGATGCATTAATCAAACCAGTACCAATTGAAGTACCGGCTAACATAGAAGTACCACCAAGATAAGACATACCACTTGAAACAGCTGTTAATGTTACTGGATCACACATTAATAATATACCTCCTGAGTTATGCCAATTACTCTCATAGGTGTTGGTATACCTTGAGTAATAGTTAGAGTAGGTTCTGTATTATAACCTAATAGATGTACTTCTTTTTTACCTGTATAACTATTCATAGTAGTGTTTGTATCTAACTGTGATGTTGTTTGTACTATAACATCATTAGTATTTACTTTGATATTGTATGTTGATGATAATTCTAAAATAGCTTTGGCTATTTTTCTAGGGTAGCCAATTAACCCAGCTTGACCTGCCGCTGGTTGTGATAAAACTATTGGTGGCAATGTTTGTACTTCGACATCATAATCTAGACCAATATCAATAGCACTTGCAGGAATATCAAATACTGCAACCCCATTAGTATCTACTGTTGCACTCCCATAGTATTTAATATTACCGCCCTCAGTTGATCCTGATGTAGCGTGTACTGTTTTAGCACGCATATCAGGTGTGCTATTTAATCCTGTAAATGTTCTGCTTGTTACAAATTGTAACGCTACGCCATCAGATTGACTAACTGCACCACTTATTGATATAGCATATTCATTGCTATTACCTGTAGCTGTAGATGATTGTATTGTGTATACAGTGCCTGTCCCAGCAAACTGAAAGGTTTCTCCTGTTTGTGGTGCTTGTGTACATCCATCAATTATAAGTGTCGAGGAGCTTGAGACCGCGCCATTTGTAAGGGGTGAACCATGAGGTTGGTAACTCCCCGACACCGTTTTTGTTACTGTCATATCTGTTGGTAAATCAAAAGCTGTATCAGCAAATTGTTCTAAATAATAAACTGTTGCAGAATTTATAGTCCTAGTTACTGCTGAATATATATTATTGCTTGTACATGCTATTGATGAGTATGTACCATCTGTTGTCCATTTAACCCATCCTTTTAAGTTTTCTAATTTGTGTGCTGAGTAAATAGCAAGTGAACCATCTGTACTTGTAAACAATGCTAACTGTTGATCGCTTTCGCTAAGTGCTTTTATTCTATCTGAATCAGTAGGATTTTGTATCAAGTGACTAGATAATAAACTTATTGGTGCAGCAGTATATTGTTCTGTACCACCATCCCATTCATATGATCGAATGACTTTACCATTAGTTTGTACAAATAATGTACCGCCATCAAACTTTCTAGTAATACCTGATAGCTGTGAACCAAGATTACTTTGTTTAATTACACTTATATCAACTGGTGTTATCGGTTTACCTACAGCTGGTCTTAAATACCACTCTGCTGTATTAGTAAGTATTTCTAATCTTTGACCAGATAATATATGTCTTATTTCATTAATTTCATCAGATGCAATTTGTATTTGTATAGAGTCTGAATCATCAGAGTCACCAACATCAAAATTAAAAAACTGTCCTACTTTAGATCCCGCAAGTAAATCTGGAATGTTTGTAACACCACCAAAAAATAATCTTTGTTCATGAAATGCTATTGCTTTTGGAAATCCATTGACTGTTGATACAACTTGTTCTTTCCAATTTCTAGTAGGTGCATGAGATTTTACAACAACACGTACACCTCCGCCATCTACAGACTCTGTAGCTGTGTCACTATTTGCAGCAGTTATTTCGTAATGGTCATCGTCTACTACGGTTATGTTAAAATTAGCATTTAAGTTACTAGCAGCAAGTCCCTCATCTACAGGAGGATCAGCATCGTTCAGAGTCATTATGTCTTCTGCACCAGATATAGTTACTTGCATACCTGTACCTAATCCATGTGCTACATGAGTAACTTTTACAACACCTGAACCTTGTTGTGTTGCAAATGGATCTTCATCTAATTCAACTTCTAAATCTTCATTGAGTGTAGCAGTAACTCTTGATGCATTTGTAAATCCAGTAATTGTTGCTTCTACTCTATCGTTAAATAATAATTTTGTACCAACATAATCAGATGTAAAATATGATGTACTTGCATCTATAATTACTCCAGTTCCAGCAGATGCTGTATTAACATCAAGTGTAACTGTATCGTCTGCAAATTTAAAATATGGTTGATATGTACGTTTGCCATTCAAACTAGTATCAAATGCAAAATCTGTAGATGTAAATGTAGTAGCACCTGTTCTTTTAATAACTTTTGGTATAAACGTAGAATGACAGACAATCATAGTATCGCCTTGTTGTGTAAAGTTTAATTCATTGTAGTTACTAGATGTCCATGGTTGACTTGTAATTGTTTGTAACAATACACCTGCTGTTGAATAAATCTTCAATGCTTGATGTTGAAATGCAAACACATACTCTTGGTCTTCTGAAAATATAAATGGTTCAAGTCTAGAAGCTGCGCCTAGGTCTGCTCTAAATAATGTTCCCGGTCTTCTTTCAAAACCACCTTGTGTTCTAAGTAATACATTACGAGCTTTTTGTAGACTAGAACGATATTTCTCTACATCTGTTCTAGATATAAACTTTGGATCTATTTCTCCTGTAGCAAAATCTGCTTGATGATATCTGGCTATTGGCATTTATGATGATACAGTGGCTTTAACTGTGCCTAAAGAACCACTGTTCCTCCTATTTCTAAATCTAGTTGTATCGACTCTTCTTGTTGTTTGTGCTTGTGAGTCTTGCGCTTTAGCATAAGCAAGTTGAGCTACTGCTCTTTGTTGATACAGTTGTGACAAGCTATCGTTTCTAGCTATTGCACCAGCAAATAAAGATGCTAGTTCAAATACTAATGCTTGTTTGAAATAGGGTGGAAAGTGTGCTTCTGATGGCTGAAATGTAAAATCAGCTACTACAGTATCACCTGATGAAGCATCACATAAGACATAGTCCTCGTATCTATCATATTCAATAACAGAGTCTCCTACAGTTACAGTATGTAATATTAAGGCATCAGCAGGTATTGAATACTTTGCAGACCATCTTGCTGTAGGTGTTTCTGTATCTCTTGATAATTGTTGTTGTTTTGTTGCAAATCTCCACCTACATCTAGATAACATATTTTCTAATGTAGATTCATACAGTTGATTTGCTACTGTTGATTCTGTTGTATTTTCAGTAAATGAAGTAATAGTGTTCGCTCCTACTAAAACTAGGGCTTTACTACATATATCAAATTTACTGTCTGCCATAATTTAAAGTGGGGCTGGTAAATAAAAACCAGCCCCTGAACATCCTATGTTCCGTTAGTTGTTGTAACTGTTGTAGCACCTGTTGCACTAGAAACAGTAATAACATCTACAGTAGCTGTACCACCTGTGGCACCAGTTACTATAATTGTATCAAACTGTTTTAAGTCATCAGTCGAGCTATTAAAATAACCCGAAGCTACAATTGTTCCAATAGCGTCAGTACTCTTATAAACAAAGAGATTCATGTCGCCAGCACCAGCTATCTTTTTAAGATTTGTTGCATCTAAAGCCATGTTATCCTCCTTATTCTGTTATCTGACATTCAATAGCACCATCATTGTCAATCATGACAGATCCTGCACTAAAGTATGAAGTTATTAAATTACTTACTTTTTCTGGTACATAGTTCATTTCTGTACGTACATCAGAACCAGTAGCAAGACCAACAGACGAGCTGTGGTATGCATGACAGTCCCTAGTTGTACTAGAAATTGATAGTCCAGAATGAGTAAACCATAAGAAACCAAGCCATCTTTTAGCTGTCATTCCGCCAGCGTATGGTAAATCAGTTTCTCCTACGTATTCTGCTCTACTGAATTGGTCGATTTGTAGTAAATCTGCCCATCCAGCTGGTGATACAACAAAATATCTTTGACCATCATCTGGTACATCTGCCTCACCAAATGCTTCATATACGGTTAGTGCTTTAGCTAATGTTAAAGCTGCTGAACCATGAACCACATTGTTTGAGTTTGAACCAGCGTCAAGTACATCAATAATTAATTGATCCATTTTACGCCCTAAAGCAGCCGCAGCCGATGTAGCTAACACTTGTCTTTCATCGATGTTTGTTTTTAGCTCATCTAAGCTATCAACATAATCAGCAGCATAGTAATCTGCCAATGTTACATCTACTGTAGAGTGTGTAACTTCCATTGTGTTGACTTGTCCATGTCTAGATTTAGTAGACGCTGAACCTTTACCAACCTTTTGGAATCGTGCTTGGTTGCCTGTAACGTTATTTGTATTACGCACTGTATTGCGCAGTTTGGAACCCATCCTTTGATAAGCCATGTGGACTTCGGCTTCAAACTGCTTAATAAACGCGGTACTAATTTGCGTTGCCATATTAAGCCTCCAAATTGTTAATTGTTAAACTAACAGTTGTCCAACTTAGCTTAGATCGGTTATCCATTTAGGACCGATGTCCCCTATTATGGGCTGTATATCTTTAGATACACCCTGTATCTGTCTATAAAAATACAACACCTCAACGTTTTTAACAAGAATTTTCTCTGTTTTAAATTTAAAACCTAACCATTTAAGCCATCTTATGTTCTTCTTATGTTCTACTGTTATGTAGTTATATACATATTCGTAGTCTGCAAGGAAGTAATCTACCCATTTTTTAGTTCTTTTAGTAAAATAACGCATGTCATTGTCTAATTTGTAGGACGAAAGAAACCATACTGCGCCATGTTTGACGTTTTGTGGAGTGGATATAACGCCAAACATAGCTACTGGTATTCCAGTATTGAGTACAGTATACGTGTTTACACCCTGTCTTGTATATCTAAAAGGTGCAATTAAAGCATCTAGTGGTGTATGACCTGCTAGTGCTACCTCATATTTGTCTTCTTGTCTAAGGTCAAACGCCAGAGCAAATGCATGTTCTGGCGTAGACTTTTCAACATAAAGCATTAGACTTTGCCAGCCATATTTAATCTAGCCCACGCGTCATCTACTTGTTTTACATAAGAAGAATCCCTGTGTCTTGGATCAAAATACCTCTTGTCTTTCATCATTTCTTTTACTGTATCGATTGTTAGTTCTTGCGCTGGTTTAGCTACTTCACTCGATCTACCCATAGAAGATTTTTGCATATCCATGATTCTTTCAAGTGCAGATATACCTATAGCACTAGAACCAATCATCTGTATTGCTTCAAATTCCTCTGGTGGAAACTGTGAAGATGCCCATGCATTTACAGCTTCTATTCTTTCTGATGCATTTTCACCTAATTTTTCTGCTTCAGCATCTAAATCTGGTTGATTTTGCATAAGAATATCAGTGTAATTATTAACACCAGATTGAAATACTTCTTCAGGTAAACCCAATTCATGGCAATGATTACGCCACCAATCAGTTAATGGGTTTTGTTCTACCATTTCTTCAGTAATTCCCTCCACTAATGATGGTAGTTTATAACCTGCTGGATCTTCTGGTAGTCCCTCTTCTGCTTCTGTTTGTAATTCAGTAAGCAGTTGTTCTTTCATTTCTTCTTTCTTACCAGTAGAAAATTTTTCTAGATTAACATAGGACTTAGCTAAGTCTTCTGTTTTTACTTCACCTGTTTCATCATTCCAAAACTTCTCTGGTACATATTCTGGTCTAGTTGGTGCAGGTACATCTAATGTTTCACGTGAAACATCTTCTGCTTGTGTTGTCTCTTCAGTTGTTTGTATTTGTTCTTCAGCCATTTGATTTCTCCTGTATTGCGTTTTGACTTATACCTTTGTTAACTCTTCTTTGGATTAATCCTACAAGATAACGCTGTCCCTCTAAGTGACGTAGTTGTTGGTCCGATACTTCTGGACCAGCTACTGCCTCGATAGAAAGAGATTTAAGATATTTTAATACTTGAGATCCACCTGTGGTTGTGAACAGTTTGTAAAACAAAGTATTTAAGTTCTCCTCATCTTGCGGTTTTCTTTGGATATTGTCCAAACCTATAAGCATATTGGGCTTTTTCTCTGCCATTATGACTCCTATTGTTCAGGAGGTGCATCCTCCTGCGGTTGTTGTTGTTGCATCATCTGTGCCATTTGTTGCGCAGCTGCTTGCATTTCCTCTGGAGAACGTACTAATTCTTCAGGGATACCTAGTTTATTAGCTATATATTTTGCAACAGCCATCTGGTCTACAATAATATTAGCTAATTCTGGTCCTACTCTGCCCTGTATCATGCCAAGAAACCTGTCTACTGTAGCGACATCTTGTTGATATTGAGCTTGTGCTAATGGACTAGATGAAGAAACTTTAACTTCACGTCCATTTATTTTAGGAATCTTTACTCTACCTTGTTTTTTTAGAATATAAATAACACGCTGTAATATTGGTGTTACCATCTCTGATTGTAATCTACCAAACGCTGCACCTATTTGTCTGGACAAATCTGCTTGTCTTTCTGCTACCTCAGTAGCTGACATTGGTGTTTTTTCATTAGGTGTGCCAAGCATATCATTATATAAAGCTTTCTTAATATTAGTTCTCATTTCTCTTAAAACTAAATCTGAAACATTAAAGTTACCTGTACCACCAATAGGTTGTAATCCATCACTGCCCGGTGCCTTTGGTATAATAGTTCCCGGAATTAATTGAATATTATCTACGTTGACTACTCCATCGTCTTCTACTTGATACATGCCAGATATAGCCATTTGTGCGTTTTCCAATATTAGTTCCATTGTAAGATTTGATGTCTTAATAGCTGGTAGTGCGTTCATTAATGGACCACGACCATAGGTTTCACCTGCACATTTACTCCATCTGTATACTACAAATGGGTTAGATCCTTGTCCTTTGAACGTTTCTTCGTAGATTTTTACCTCATATTCCTTAGATATTGCACAAAAAAAGTTCTCTTCTTCCTTTAAATTGTAGTGATTTCTATACACTACCTCTATGATTTCACAGTTTTTGTCTGGATTTTTAGCCATATCCATAGCCATTTTCTCTGATATCTCTGCATTTGGATAAGCTACTGCTAGTTCTTTCATGCGAATCATACGTCTTCTGAAGACATGATCCACTTTATCATCATGACCAGAGGTCATATATACTTGAGGTAATGGTATTGCTTTGAATCTAATTGGTGCAACAGCATCACCCTCTTCGACTAACATGACACCAGTGCCAAGTGCTATATCTAAAAACGATTCATGTATTTCTTGTGAGAAGTTTGAGTTCTGTAATATTTCAAATACATACTCAGTAACCTTGTCTAACATCATGTTGACTTCTTTCTTATCTTCTTCTGGTATTTCACTACCAGCAGTAAAATCAGCCCATCTGGTATAGTTTGGTACGATTCCTGCCTGTAATCTAGATGCAAACTCTTGTACACCCACTACTGCTGTCTCATCAAATATGCGATCCGTACGTCTTCTTCCTGGATTTTCGGTATAAAAACTCTCTCTTTGTGGTAAAGCATACTCATAACACTCTTCAAAGATACCTTTCCATTGGTCTTTTATAGAACGAGCATGTTCATATCTTTTGAGTAACTGCTGTACAGGAGACTCTAATGGATTAATCTCAGGCGGATTAGCTGGTTGAACTGGCATTTAAGCTCCTAATGTTTTCTTACTCATTAAATTTTCTTGTAATTGAAAACCTGTTCCACCTCTTCTGCCAGATAAAAGACTACGTCTTCCCATTCTCCCATAAGCAGCGGCAACTCTTTCTTCATAACGCTGTTCTTTAAGTTTAGAAGTTTCTTCTTGCTGTCTAATTCTTTCACGCTGTCTCATCGCCTTAGCAGACGTATCCTCTTTAAGCGGTGGTGGTGCTGGTGGTCTGCTTGGTTTAAATGGTCCTGCACACATTATCTTCTCCCGTATATTGTTTTTGGTTTTAATTCAAAAACATTAAAATTCTTTCTAGCAACTACAGGTTTACTTTGTTTTGCACCTGATGTCAATGCTCGCCCCTCCCCTGCGCCCAATAACATGTATTGAAGAGCATCATGGACATGCGAGAATCTATTCTTACTAGGTTTCTCTTCATATCTTTCCCCTGATACTTGCATCCTACGATAGTGATAGCCACCATCAAAACCTTTGATAAGGTTTATGCATTTTGGATCTATCAATATTCCAGAATCGCCATCTATCATTCTTTGTAAAGTAACATTAACACTCTCTAATCTCAACGTAACATCGTTAGAATGTGTTGGTCTTGCACTAATACCACGACCTCTAAGTATCTGAAATGGGGTAGATTCATCTGTCTGCGCCCTGTGGTCTCCTGCTGGATCGCCAAATATTGTAAAGTTTCTAGGTAAATACTCTGCCATTTTTTGTTTCATTAAATCAGAAAACCTAAGTATACCCATGTCTTCAGCTACTAATTCATCAATGATAAGCCATCTTCCACGTACTCTTTGACCAAACACACATGCTGGAGTAAGCCCAAAGTCTATGCCCATATGTATTGGTGCCTCTTTCATGACTGCTATATCAGACTTAGCAACGTGTACATCACGCCTAAACATCTCATATACTGGCTTGCCATCTTCAATTTGCCCTAGTTTGTTGAGTACATAGACATCAATCCATGATTTAGTTTTACCTCTGATGATATTTTTATAATAATTTTCTGTAAGATTCTTACCATTTTCTCTTTTGTCAGTATCATTGTATCCCTCAAGCTCACCCTCTTTAGTAAACACTTCTTCCATTGCTGGTGGTTGATTGAAAAATAACCAGTTATCTGGCTTAACTAACATCTTAGCTTCTTGCTTTGTAATGTAATCTGGGATAACAGTTTCACCTGCTAGGATTGCCCACCAATGGTCTGTATCTGGTGGGTTAGTATCAGCTATAACACCATACCAGCTAGGACCACCATCACGCATACTAGGATAACGTCCAACACGCATAGTACATGCGTCAACAATTGACTTAGGTATCTCTCTAGCTTCATTGATCCATACTCCTGTTAACTCTAATGATAGCAGTTTCTTAACATCTTCTGGTCTATCTAGTGCTAAGAAGATAACTTCTAGTTCCATTTTGCCTTTTTTAATTACATGAGTATAAGGTACTGACCACTGAAACTTACCCCACTCTTGTTCTGGAAACCAATCAATCCAAGTCTTTATGGTAGTTGTTTTAAGTTGTGGGTTAGTATTTCTTATTACAGCCCATCTGGATCTAGCAATCCCATCAGCTCCGGGCTTTTGCTCTAATGCTCTTCTAAGGATTTCAATACAACATGATACTGATTTACCGCTACCTACTGGTCCACGTAGACCACGAAAGAACGAATCATCTTTCATGAATTGTTTGATTACGTTACCGTCTGGCTTATAAGTTAAGGAGGTCATGTTCCACTGCTAGTTTATATAACTTCTCAAGTGTTACTGGTGTCAAGGATTCAAGCACTCTTTCTGCCTCTCTATCAGTCATTGCTTCTTTAGGTAATCCTTTCATATGGCTCATCTTAACAGCAATGATAAGTTTTTTCATAGCTGGGGTATTGTATTTTCTTAATGCTTCTATTGTGTGTGCCATTATTTTCTAAGCTTTCTATCGAGTTTTTTAGGTATCAAGAATTGTTTATCTACATTTTTTAAGATATATCCTTTATCAATTAACTGTTTACCAGTAAAAGGATTTCTTGGTGCTACAGGATAGACTCCCGGATTTCCTGCTCTCGTTCTACCAATAGATGTTCTATTTTTTTGTATTACATTAAAAAGGCGTTTGACATCAAGACTTACATTAGACTTTGTTGCATCTATTGGCTCTCCATATGGAAATGATATCTTTGCTCTTGTTCGTTTTATTTCATCTGCTCTATTTTTAGGAAAGGATTTATTAACAAATCGAATTGTTCTTGATTTAGCGTTTAAACCTTTAAAATAATCAGCTATTTTAATTCTGTATGTTTTTCTTACTGCATCATATTGGGGTTCGCCACCTGCGGTTAACTGTCCTTTTCTTTTCATAGTAGCGTACATCTTGCCTCTTCTTGGATCTGTTGTTGCATATCTTCCAAGTTGAGATACTTGTATCTTTGCTGCCATTCTATCAGATGCTACTTCTGGTCTATAAGAATTAATTGGCTGTTGTTTACCAGATAGTTTATTAACACGACTACCTATTGGTCTAGCACCTTTTTTTATAAAAGTTTGTGTAGAAGATAAAGTAATTGCATCTTGTAGTGTTGGAGTACCCTGACCTCTGTAGACATTAAGTTTTCCTTTTCTAACTAAGACATCGCCTTTTAGTATAATTTTAGGATTATTATAATCCATCTCTCTTATTCCTTTTGGATCTTGTGTCTTTCTGATATTGGCACGTAAGTCTTTAACAAATGATTTGTTTTGTTTGATAATCCTAGCCACATTGCCCAGATAACCAACGGGTACTGCAAAGCTTAATATATTGCCTATGATTGCTGCATTGCGTTTGGTCGTAGCTATCTCTTGTGGGGTAGCTGGGTTCTTGGTTCTTTTTTTAGGAATTATTGTCATCGATTAAGGATTGTGCCATCTTACTAGCTGTTTCTCTACTATGACCTCTAAGCATTTTATATTCTATGAAGTCTTTGACAGCAAGGTTTCTTCTTGCCCTTTTTTCCTTTTGCTCGTTTTTTATTATACATTTGGCACGTTGCTCCATTTTAGTTGTCATGGTTTTAACCTATTAAATATTGAATCCATTTGGTCTTTAGTCAAGTTAGATGTCCCATATTTCTTACCTTTAGCTTTTCTAACTGATGATATAATTAAGTTTTGTCTGGCTACATTGCTATCTAGTGGTAATGCACCATACTGAGTTTGTGTTAATCTCTTGCCACCTTTGTATGCACCCAGTCCAACAATTCCTTTGATGCCCATACCAATTGAAGCTTCTTGTCGTAATGCACGTCTTTTCCTAGCCAGTGCTACTGTGGATCTATTGGTTAAAATTTTAGGTTTTCCTATAGGAATATTATTAGATGGTTTCATAGTACCACCCGGAATCTTTTTTTCATAAGCCAATAGTTTCTGTGGTGATGCTTTAGTACGTTTGATACCCCTTAGATAGTTATAGGTCATACTAGCGTACTGATTGCCTGTTTTTGCCCTTTTAACAATCTTGTTGCCCTTTGCTGGCTGAATAACAACTTTGCCCATTACAGGTGTTCTACGGACGATATCAGATGCCCTTTTAGCTATGATGCCTAAGTTTCTAGTTTGTTGTCTCAAATAGACTACACGACCTGCTTTATACAATAAGCTACCAACACGTGCTACTGGATGAATCTTAGTAATTAAACCTAATGCAAACTTCCCAACTTTCTTACCAGTCCTTAATCCTTTTGATACATTGACGCCTTTGATAATAGTGTCTTTAGGTTTGCCTTTGAATAGGTTCTTATTGATTTTAGCCATATCTTAGTATACACTCCCTACCTGCTGTTGTTCTTATTTTTCTTTCCTGCTTGATAGATACCAGCTCCTGATAGTCCCAAACCTGTACCAGTGTATAGCATCATCTTTTTCATGCTTGTATTAGCTAGATCCGATTGTTCTTTTCTGTATTGTTTGTATTTAACCTTATAAACATCTCTTTCTTTTAAGAAACTTCTTTGTGTATTCAATCTATTTTGTGTTAGCCAACTACCAGATGTACCTTTAGGTTGAGGTACGTATTTAATCTTTGGTATTTTATTAACAGCTTTGAATGTATCGGTGGCTCTTTGAGCTGATAGAGCGTACTTAATACCATGCTTAACGCCTTGACCTAGAAGCCCTACACCCGGAATAAATAGCATACCTACATTGATAGCAGTTTCATTCTCTTTATAGAACTTCTTACCTCTTTTAAGTAAAGACTCCATTACTTTTTCTTTTTCTTCATTGGAGTTTTAGTAGTCTTCTTCATTGGTGGTCTACCTTTCTTAGATCCATATGTTCCTTTTCCCATTGGCATAATATACCTCCTACGGTAAAAAATATTTTTTCGCCATTACTATTTGACCACAGGTAGGACGGACTTTAAAGGAAAATATTACGTGGGCAATAGGTTTGCTATCTTGGGTGTGTCAGTTTTTCAACCCCCATGCAATTGTTTCGGTCCTACATCAGTCATTTTCCACAGGGTATCTTAACTCAAGTCTATCTTAATGGAGAAATCCCCTGCGACTAAATGCTGATGTTGCTCTGGTGGCTTATGTCCTGCCCTATCGAGCAGGTCCTTTGATGCTTCAAGCTGAACGTATTCAGACTTGGCACCAGAGCAGAGGGACCGAATCCTTTTCAATGCAAGATGTGATGACAGATTTAGACTTATTCGTAACTCATTCGCGTAGTAGTTTGCTACCTTGGGAATTCGTAGCGCCTTGTGTGCGGATATTCTTGCCGAGTTTTCCTTGTATCCTGCGCGAATACCAGCTTCTTTCATACTACATCCCTCGGCTACCAGTGTATCCACTAATAGCTTCTGTTTTGCAGTCAGCTTAGTCTGTAGCTGGTCGTTACTGATTTGGGAATCCTGTATCTTCTTCATGTCTTACTTCATCACATCCTTGCTTGTGCTTCAGCTTATTAACACAATGATGCCCCCTTTTATTGAGTAAATCAAGCTTCCCCAGTCTTTCACAAGGCGGGACTGACAGAAGCTTCAGACACATTTCAGGTTTATATAGTGGTTAGGTACCGAGACACACACTCTCGCAGTAGTCTCATTGGACTTAACGTTTTAATATCCTCTCTTAGTGTTTTTGTTTTAATCCATTTCCACCTCTTGCTGTTAAGCTAAGCTGTTAATTGGATTGGCGAGTAAAACATATGCCGAGAATGAATGTCAAGGATTTGCTACGCAAAGTCGAAGACCTAGTCCTTGACATATCATTTCGTGCATTGTTTATACATTCGCACCATTTAACAGCTAGATTAACTAGCAGGAGGTAAAAATGGCAAAACAATTAACACTAAGTGACTCTTTAAAAGCAGTTAAGGTCCAATTCGACTTCTACTGCGAGTGTGGTGTCTCACCTAACTCACCATATAGTCTGGAAGATTCTGATTTCAGTCCCGCGAAAGACTATTTGGAGAAGCTGATTTACAACAATAAAAGGAGTCTTAACTATTGGTTAAACACTGAAGCACTAAGCAAAGCTGGATTGCGTGACATCCTTGAAGAAGAGGGTTTCCACAAATCAGTTACCGACCACATAACAGACGAAGCTATGCAAAAGCATGGCGCTATTATCGTCTACACATCTGGTAACGCTGAGGTCAGTAGAAGAACCATGGTGTTCGCACAATCGTTATACAAGGATACGTTCGGCAAAGAGTATAATCCTATCATCAAGGACAATACGAAAAAGGCAGGCAATCCTGATAATTGCATGAGTTACCAACAAGTAAAAAACTTACTTAAGTAACACATCTTGCATTGAGTCGGCTTCGGTCGACTCTTTGCTTGTGCCTCTGAATTAGTTTCGCTTTCAGTACGCACATCAACATATTTTAAACCCTGAAACACTATGACAGTGGCTGGGTATAGCACCAAGGAGTCAAGGTGTAGAAGATATCTGTCGAAACCTCAACTATGGATCGTCTGGTCAGATATCTTCGTAAATAAAATATGTCCTCGGTTTTGCGAAACATATTTTATTTACTTCGAAAATGAAGTAGGGAGGAGCTATATGAGCTTAGATAAAACAATAAATGTTCTGGAACAGCTTGGCGGTGACACTAAGCATTATGTAAACAAAGATGGTGAATGGGAATTTACTGTCATAACAGTAGGAGGTAATGATGAAACTACTAACGAAAGCACAACGCATGAAGATGATTAAGAACCATCAACAACAAGATGGTACTAAAGAATTTGATGGTGTTGTAAAACTATTCAATCCAATCGGACTGGGTACTTGGTATCTGTCTGAACTGGATCCAGATACTAACATAGCATGGGGTGTATGTTCTATCACTGACGCAGAGTATGGTTCTGTAAGTATAGATGAGATAGAAGAAACAACTCTTGCTATGGGATTGAAGATTGAAAGAGATAAATTCTGGAAGCCTTGTAGCTTACGTGAATGTTTAGATATAGAAAAGGAAAAAGGCTTATGAAAATACATAGACTACTCTATGTAAAATGGCAAGGTATAGATATGAGATGCACACTTGAGCAAGTCAAGTCTATACCTCAGTCAGATATTTATGTAGATATACGTGCTGTTAGATGGAGTGCTACAGGCATGGAATTCTGTGGCTGTATTGTACATGAACATTTACCAGATGTAATACAAGCAACGATAAGTCCAAAGGATACAAGATTACAGTTTAGGAGTGCCATACCTCGTAGACATAAAAACATTTGGAGTTGTCATAAACTAAGCATGAGAGATGAATGGACTGGTTGCGTCCTGAAACTTATTGATAAGATTGCTTACTCTAACATTCAACAACACAAATTATTTTAAGACTGTAAGTCCAAGACGTAAGGTACCAGTGCTTGGCATGATGGGTAGATAGACCTAGGATGTAAGGGACGCTGTGACGCCCAGCTGTCTATCTACCTTAATGAATTCTATACATGGTGTATAGATATAATCGTGCCTGTTTATTATGGTTTGAGATGGGCAGGCACAACCAAAGGAGGTTGTAATGACTGCAACAAAACAAGAAGAAACATGGGAAGAACGTAGAGAAAGACAGAATAAATCTTTCAAAGAACATTCAATACCAGAGTTTCATAGGTTCATGAAACAGCATGATGTTATCTACTTTGCTGTTAGTTTCAATGGTGGTGGTGACAGTGGTGACTTTGAAAGTGTACATTTTGTTACACAAGATGAGATACCTGACCATAACACTGTAAAAAAAGAAGCTGGGTTAGATGATACACAAACTGTAGATTGGGCTAATCCAACGTACAAAAAACAAATAAATAAAATGCACGCATTAGATGATTATTATCGTGATCCAATGAGGTTAGGACATAAATACATCTGGTATAAAC